TTATATAGATGGACTATATTAGATAATATATATATTGCCATTATCTATATAATAACTTTTATAATTTCAGTAGGAGCAGCATATTTATCTTTTTCCTGTAAATGGGGTGGTATGGTTAATAATATATTCATTAGAATAGTTTTTGCTTTTGCAGCATTTATGTTAGGACCTATATATTTAATATACTATTTCATATTTAACTATTTAGGAAAATTATGTTAAAAAAATAATTTAGCATTTATCATAATTTATTTTTGGTGGCGCAGGTACTTCACGATACATTATTGATTGGCACGCAGGCAAATGTAACATTGTAGTATCTATCGGCTTAGTTTTATCATTTTTAATAATACCATCATTAGTTGGTACATATTGATTTGTATTGCATTTTGACACAATACGAGTTTGACCACGTAATTCACTATCAAGGTCAACTATATTACCTTGAATATGAGATACTGCGGTACCTCCAATAAATCCTAGTTGATGTCTGCATTTATTAGCGTGTTCGTATCTATAGGGGGATAGTAAATATTGCAAAGTACTGACATTACCTTGTAATTCTTGCTTGTATGAACAATTATCATATGTCGTTCTATTAAAACTCATATCTTCTATAATATAAGATTTTTTTAATTATACAGAAAAGTTTTTATTTCTACCTCGCCAATTACAATTTTTATTAAATTCAGCTCTATTTATATAAGAGCGTGTATCTTCGCCTCCATTAACCCAGATTGGTACAATATTTTCGGGATTTTGAACATCTTTAACACAATCTAATAAAGGCATCATATTATTCATTTCTTCTTCCATAATTTGTTTTCTACATTTTAAAGGATTCGTATCTTCACCTTCAATTAATTCAAGTTCTTTACCTATATGAGTTTTACCGCATCTTAAATTGGGACCAGAAGTAAATATACGATTAAATAATTGTATTTTACATTTATCATGAGTTAACATGGATGGATCATTTCTTAAAGAAGAATAATTATCTATTAAGCAATCATCTGCTAAACCATATCCTGGGCGACCCCGTAAGTTAGGATGATTTAGATACATATCCGACATTCTCACATATGGACTATTACAATCAACGAGATTATTGGGATATATATTATACCCTTCTATTTTTTTATTATGTAATTCCTTGGCGACTTTCCAACAATTGTCATTGCATATATTAGTTAATCCATCAAAAGTATTATTACTCATTATCTATCTATTCTTAAATAATATATAAAAAATTTTATTTGTCTTTTAAATATTTAGTATCATATTTTTCTAATAAATCATAATTTATATCCAATTTAATATTATCATATTCTGTTTTATATTTTTTCTTTAAATTATAATTATTATACTCTATAACATTCCAATTCTTCTTATTACAACTATTACCAATTACCTCATTTATATCAGTATTATTTTTATACAATTCATTGAATGATTCGTTATTTGTAATATTATTACCTGATAAGTCATTCTTAACAATTTTCTTATATGTTAACATTTTTTCTATATTATCAGGTGTCTTTGTATATTTATTATATTCTACTTTACTTTCCTTAGTATCATCATTATTTACCTGATGAGAATAAGATATTGTAGTTTTTTCTTTCATTTTAAATATTTAAAATATTATTTATTTATATAAAAAATTATTATTTTTTGCATAATATTTTGTTAAGCCTTTTTGGTTGCAGGTTTATTTATTTATCTTCTTCACCAAGATTTCCACCTTAAATAAAACATTTTTGTTTGGATTTAGACATTTATATAAACAATTATTTATAATATATTATTATAATGCATAATTTAGTAAAACAAAAGCCACAAGAATTAAGCCAAGAACAAAAAGATTTACTAGAAAAGATTAACAAATGTTGTATTGAAATTGCTAAAAAAAATAATTATAATATTAAATTTGATAAAATAGAATTCTTAGAAAAAAAAGGATTTTACAAGGATTATTCTACCAATTTATTTAAATCTCTTAAATCTGAACACCATTCTTAATATTATTATATAAATTATTATAACATTTTATACCATTACCTTCTTTACACGAAGGACCCCTGACATATAACCATTCTCCTAATTTTTCCCTGTCATTTGGAATAGTTGTCGAAGGTACAGTATAAAATTGTCTATCTAATGTTGATTTATCATATATATCATCGGCATTTCTAAATATTTTTTGATAAAAAAACTTATTTATATTTTTATTAACATTTTTATTATTTATTGAGCAAGCTTCGTAGTCTTCATTACCTTTTTTTGTAGTTAATATATTTGGGTTCATAAAAGGATTATTTTCTGTTGGTTTAATACATTTTTTATTATTGACTATATCTAAATCATTTAAATTTAAATATTTCTCTATTTTTTTATTTTTTTCATATTGATAATTTATTATAAGTATTGATATTATCATTAATATAATAACAAATAATACATATCGTGTATCATTAAAAACAAGTGTACATATTAATCCTACAAATATTATTGCCCTTATAATTGCATTAATTTTATCTTCAATAGTCATGTTAATATCTGGGGTAAGTACTGGATTCATTAGTTCAAATATGTTGTCTAACCAAAACATTTTTTGTTTCTCTAAATATTTACATTATTTTTATTCATCTGAAACTTCTTGATTTTCTTCTCTACGTTTAGCTATTTTAGCTTTTAGTTTATTTGCAGCCATGGATTTTCTATAAGCATTTTTATTGAATGCCGCTTTGCTACCAGCTTTTTTACCCTTATCAGCACCACCCATCATATTTTTAAAAGCATCCATACCTTCTTTATTGTTCATCATATTATTCATCATATTCATCATATTAGCCATATCTTTTTGTTGTTTATTACCTCCTCCACCTGGATTAGCTCCACCAAATAATCCTGGCATTGTTGATGCGAATTTCATAGCATCTTGTAGTAGATTTTCTTGTTTTAATTCACCATTTGATATTTTTGTAGCCATTTTTCTACTTACATTAGAAATAAGGTCTCCAAATCCACTATCAGGATCACCAATAGCTTTCAATAAATCACCTTTTTCACCAATAGATTTTTGCAGTTTATCTACATCTACATCATCTAATATTTCTTTTGCCAATTTACCCAACATTGTATCTTCCATTCCAGCCATATTTACACCGCTTTTATCTTTAATTGTTTTCTTTTTGATTTCATTTAATCTTAATAATAGTTTTTTATGTTCTTCATTTTCAATATCTTCGTACAATTCTTCTTTAAAGGATTCTTGTAGTATAGATACGTATTTCTTTACAACATCTTCACTTAATTCATTTTTAAATAAATAAAAAACACTAATAAAATGATGACATAAATAATCATCATTCATTACTTCGCGAATGTTTGAAATTGTGATATTTTGATATAGTTCAACATTTTTTATATTTTCCATATCAAACCACTCATTCATTTTATCATCTTCTATATCTAAATAAGTTTTCCATACATTTTCGTCTAGCTTATTTACAAATAAAACATATTCATCCGAAGACTTATCCAATGTTACATAATTAGTCTTAATTGATTTCATTATATCTTTTGCCAATTCATACTTTTCGTTATCATTTCCATCTTCCTTAATTACTTTGGAAGTTTTTTTAAGTCGTTTAATAAAATCAATGTAATATTGGTTAAAGACATACTGATTTGACATTATTTTATATTATTTTATATTATATAAAAAATATTGCTGATATTCCTTATATGTTTTAATTAGTCAAATTTAATATCATCTCTTAATTTTTTTAATTCATCTAGTGAAGGCATTTTTTTTCCTTCGCTTTCAGTAACAGAAATACCATTTATTCCATCACTTATATTAGCATCATTAGTAATATAATCCCAATTATACCCTTTATCTTTACATTCTACTTTATTTTCATCATCAATAGATGAAAAACTATCTGAAAAATTAAAACCATTTAAAACAAAAGCTGATGGTTCATCTGGATTATCTTTGATTTCTAATGGTTTTATTGTATTATTATCATCAATATCCTGATTATTATTTTCAGGTCTCTCTAATCTCGTGCTTTGTCCACCACATAATACACCCCTTCCTGGTAATAATAAATGATCAAATACAGCTTTACCAAATAATAATTCTTTTGAGGGCAATACCATAAATGCTGGAACTGAATGAATTTTTTTTTCAATTTCAATATTTTCTGAAATTAATTCTTCAATACAAACTAATTTTATTTTTTTATCTTTGTCATATCTTTTGATATTATCAAGTAACATACTACAATGATTGCATGAAGGGCTGTAAAATAATATCATCTTAATTATAATTAAAAAAATAAATAAACTCTTATATACGAAACTTTATTAAACCTTTTTGAATATACACCATCTATTAAAGAAACTAAACTTTTTCTGCACAAGGTCTTTATCTAACTCCATAACAATTTTATGTATATTTTCTTTTTCTGCATCATCATCTGGAATTGCAGATTTAATTTTATTGAAATATTCTGAAAATAATTCACTTTCAACTAATTCTAAATTAAAAGTTTTGCATTTTTCAACTAATTCTTCATATGATACTAAATATTCAGGAATAAATTTACTTGTGGATTCAATAAATACATCTATTTTTTTATTATACTTATCTTTGGTATCTTTATTAAATCTACGAATAATAGCCCATATTGGTACTCTATTCTTGATATCAATTTCAGTATTTTTCACACCTTCAATCATATCTCCACCATTACTATTAATTTCATCTTCAATTCTTTTTCCGTCCATAAAAGTACAGAAGAATGTTCCATTGGTTCTTAAAAGAGAGCTTACATTCATTAAATAAGTATCCAATGTTTCCTCGCTTTTAAAGAAGTAGTGAATACTAAACATACACGAACAAACATTAAAACCATTGGCACCTTGTCCGATTATATTAGAATAATGTTTTTGCATATCATTACGTTTTTTATTTAAAACATTTTGCAATACATTGAAGCTTTCTTGATCATCAATTGATAAAGAACATTCGCCGTCCATTATACTTTTACCACAATCTCCAGCAACAAATACCATATTAGGAAAAGCTATTTTATCTTTAACATTGAGATTTCTGAAATATCTCTTTCTATTTTCTAACATTCTACTATAAGCTCCTGTACGTGGTCCATAAATATTATTTTTAACTAAATCAATACCAAGAATAAATTTATAACCATTATCAATCCATCTAGGCATATCACCACCTTCACCACATGCTAATTCAACAAGATTTCCTTTATTAGTTGGTTTGCTATAAAGCATACGTTTTATACCTAAATTGTGAAATTGCAACATATTATACGAAAACATTGCATCTCTTGGTATATTTCTAGAATAATATATATCATCCGATTCTAGTAATCTTTCACTTTCACTATCATTAATATCCATATTTATAATAGGTTTATTACCTCTAATAATGCTCTCTGTAACGGGATTATGGATTGAACGCCATATATTAATTGCTACACTCATATCATTGGCAGTTTTTGATAATTCACCCATCTTATAAATTCTAATTTTATCTTCACGCAATCGCATAGGTCTCCATCTCATATTTGCTGGTATTTTACTATCCATATTATAAATACACTCAATTATTACATCACCATCTATAATATCGCCATTATCGCATCTTACTTTTCCATTTGTATCTACTTTAACTAGTAATTTTTCAATACCTTTTTCATAGTATATATTAGGTTGAAACAATTTAGGAATATAAGTTTTTTTTTTATCTTGTACCATTAATCTGTATTCTTTATTATAAGCTATCTTCAATGCTTCATCAATAGTATATTGCTCCCATTGCGATGCATTATAACCAACATATAACAAGAACTCCTTATATTTTATACCATCAATTGTAGTTGTTCTAGCTTGTTTTGCTAAGAAATCAATAGTATTTTGTTCAGGAGGCTTCCATTTGAATACTCTATCCCATTTAACATTATCTGTTATTGGCATTGCCTTATTTGTATAATAAGAATACAATGCTAATTTAGCTGGTGTAAATATAAGTCCATCAATATCATATGGGTATGTTTTATTTCCAGATAATATTTCATCACAATCTTTTAATATGTCAGTATTATATAAATGCTCTTTAACAACATAATCCATTGAATGTTCTGTTTTTTTCATACCATTTGCTGTTTTCAATAAATAATTATATCGCGTTTTTACTTTTTGGTCATTATGAATTAATGGTAAACTAGTTACTTTTTCACCACCATAATAATATATATCAAATGCGGCATATAATCCTTTTGTAGAATTATCCTTTCTATTATTACACGAAATATATTCTCCATCAATTAAAGTATTTTGCATTTCTTTTATAGATGTAATACCTGTATCAATAACACGATATGTATTATTAATTAAATAAACTTTCGCATTATCATCAATAAACATTAGTAATCTTTCACCATCAGCTTTTTCGGTAACAGTATATTCTGATAATATACTAACAATTCCATATTCGTCAGGGCTCATTATATTTACTTTTTCAAGAGTTACAGGTTTTGGTGTAATAAGTGGTGGTTTATTTGGATTTTTATTATTGAATGATTTAATAGTAATGTCATCCTTTACAAGATCATAGTACTTTTTAATAATATCTTGTTGCTGTGTTTTAGATATTATAAATGTTGATAAATACAAGGCTTGTTCCATTTTAATTAATGCAGGTAGTATATTATTTTTATTTGTATTTGTTATATCAATATAAAACTCATATTTTTGAGTTGATGATAATATTCCTGAATTATTTAAATTATAATACATATCTTTATCATTTGCTTCATCAAATTCTAATCCATTACCTTTTGTAATACTTATAATATATTTAATACCTGTATCGGGATCAGTATATTTTATTTTTTTAGTTATTTTATAAAATTTGCGAATATCATACCAATTAACTGGTAAAATTGCTTCAGATAATAAATTACTTTTAATTGAATAAAAATTTAATTGCGAATCTAACATATCATCAACAACATCTTTTGATATTATTTTATTTTTAAACCATTCAAAACTTTTATGTTTATACTTACTATTTTGACAATATTTTATGATATTTGTATTACCTGTTATTTTTAAAAGTGTTTCATCAGAATATATTTCTAATATTTGTTTTTCAATATCTTCTTTATATTTATATGATTTCATTACATTTATAAAATTTTCATATTCACTATCATTCCAATTTATAGAGTTTGTAAACTTTACATAAGATTCACAATCCTCTTCAATTAACGAATAATGTTTATCAATTATAGAAAATATAGAATGATCTTTGGAAATTTCCATATTGTATCTCTAATAAATAAAGATATTATAGATTTATATATCAATTTTTAATATATAAATAAAAAAAATGATATATTCTTATAGATTAAACTGCAATAATAATGTCAAAAATGTTTATGCCAATCAAGTTCAATACTACTGTTATTTTAACACCAAAAGAACTTAACAAAAACTTTGAAAACACGATATTATTTAAGATAAAATCTACATTAGAAAATAATTGCAGTAAACACGGATTTATTAAAAAGGATAGTATTAAAATTATTAAAAGAACTGCGGGATATTTTAAGGAATCTCATTTAAACGGTAATATCGCATATGATTTAAGTTGTATTGCTGAAATCTGTAATCCAACGCAAGATTCTGTTATAAAATGCGTTATCAAAGCTAAAAATAATCTAGGACTAAGGGCAATTGGAACATTTGAAGATATGTCTATACTTGAAGTTATTATACCAAGAATAACATCAGGTATACAATCAGAAGTAAATATTGATGATGTTAATATTGGCGATAAAGTAAATGTTCGTGTATGTGGAAAGAAGTTTACATTATATGATAAAATGATTTCAATTGTAGGAAAAATAATTAAAGATAAGGAAGAAATTGTTGAAGTAGAAGAAAATATAGTAGATGATAATTCTGATATAGAAGAACAAGAAGAAGATTTTCAAGATGATTTCATTGATATTATAAAAGACGATGAAGAAGAATATGATGATGAAGAAGAAGATGATATAAAGAAAATTAAGATAGATGCTCAATCTTTCAAAGATGATGAAGATGAAGATGAAGATGAAGATGAAGATGAAGATGATGATGATTTGGATGATTTAGATGATTTAGATGATTTAGATGATTTAGATGATG